TCCCCGCCGCACACCCGCCATTGGTGTTTCCAGCCACCCACGGATCTGCGGAAGCACCATCCAAAGCTATTAGCCCTTTGTAGGCGACTCCACCGCTGTACACTGCCGGATAGCCGTATTGACATCCGGCATACCCCGCCGTCAGATGGACGGAATAGGAATCGCCACTCTTGGCATACGATGCATTGAACCCGTTGCGCGCGTTCTGGCCGACCGTCGCAAGGTTGGGGTTAGGCAAAATTCCACTCACTTGGCTTGCGAGTGCAATCTGACTGACGTGACCGTCACCATCTACTCCGTCGTGCAAGTGCGTGAAAATTGCATTTGCGAACTCCGGGGTCAAGAAACTGCCATTTGCAAAATTCGTTTTTGACATGTGTTAATCCCTTCGTTTCTAACCGTTGAACTGCGCCGCGATCTCAGCAGGTGTTAGCCACTCGTGTACGAGTTGCCATTCGGTTGGGTTCGCCGCGCAGTAGAGCCGCTCCTCCTCGGGTTCGGCCGCCTGCACGTTGATCGTTCGGCCTCTGTCGATAGCCGCCATGTAGACTCCGTCAAGCCGAGAGCAGATTGGGTACTTGTTGTTCCACCCGAGATTGCGTGCCCATGCAACATCGCGCCCGGCGATTTTGCTTATCAGGCCATCAATCGCGCAGAGCCCGATCTTCCACCAGCCGTACTTGTCATTGACAAAAGTCTTCACCACATCGAGGCCCATCTGCTGCGCCTCGGGAGTGAGCCCTATCGGCGCATAGCAGCACAGCCGCTCCTGTGTGTCACTCGTAGGATACGCCTGCTGCATCGCCCAGCACTTGACACGAGCCAGGGCCTCGGTCACCTCTGCCTCTGTATACGCTCCGCCTTTGGTCACAAGCAGTGCGTGCGACGCCTGGGCCGGGTGGTCGGGGGTGACCGACTCAAACCAGTCGATTCCCTCGCCGACAAAATCCTTGCCCCAGACAAACATCACCGACCCAACCGGATACGCCCTTGACATTGTCATAGAGGAGCCCCGATCCCTGGTAGTGTCCATGCAGGTGCAAGATCCTGTAGCTTGGCAAGCAGCGCTGGCGCACCCGTTGGCGCTTGTGCTGCGGGAATGCGCATCCACCAGCGATACGCCTCGTCGGGATCAAACAACTTTGCAGGTAGTTGGGTTGCCGGAGGGCTTTCGCTCGCCACGACGAATTGCAGCGTTTCGCCCTCTAGTATTTGACAGCCGGAATAGCCCATGGCTCGGGCGATGCCGATGAAATATTCTCTTGACAACCCCCCGCGCGCACACATTTGGGATGCACATGCCGCTTGCTGTGTTGCCACACTCCCGGTAGGGGTGACGGCACATACGCGGTCCCAGTCCGCAAGACAGGCCGTAGACGTGTCCGGGAATAGCTCACTGGCGAGAGCTGTCCCTTGGTCGTATGCCTGGTCAAGATATTTCCCCTCGATGTGCGTGTCCGCCTCGTAGACAGGATCGCCGTCAAGCGCTTTCAGCGGCCATATTTTTTTCAGCGCGTAGTAATGGCGCTCGTCGGAAAATTCTGGCGCCGCCTCATAGACAAGAGATCCCAGATCCGTGATTGCAGGACCGCGCGCCATGCCTAGCATGTCAGTTGTCGGCACAGAGCCATTAAATATGCCGGCGCCGCGCAGTGCGCCGCCTACGGTCAGGGCCGAGTTGCAGTCGGCGGCATAAGATGAATCCGAGAACTGCGCCGCCCAATTCGTGATCGTGGTTGCGTGCGTCCCGTACCCTTCCGCCGAGGCATTGTAGTCCGCAGTGATTGTGCCAGATCCCGAAGGGGAAAACGCCACCGATGCTGCGTTGGCATTGTCTATCGCTGTGACCGTGCCACCGTTACACACGATGCCCTGAGCCAAACCGAGGAAGGCATTGCAGTAGACCGCAGCCGAACCTGCCTCCACGTCAATACCAACTTCAGACCCACCCCCAACGCCGCCAAATGTGTTGTTGTCAATTATGACCGTAGCGCCAGACGCATAGAGATACACGCCCTGGCTCGCTCCGGCATAGAGCCGAAACAGACAGTTTTCTACGGTGACCGTCTGGCCGCTGTTCTGGACTTGGAACTGCCGGGCAGCGCCGGTCTGGACGAATTGGACTCCGTCAACCACTATCGCAAAAGGGTGTGATAGCCCCATGAAATTGATGTTGACACCGATGCCCCCCGATATGGATTGCCGATAGGCGCTCGCGTTGTACTTCCCGCCGTGAAACCCTGCCGCAGACGTGCGGTCGCCGGTGATCGTCAGGGTCTTTGATGCCGCGCTGAATATGTCGTTTGAGAAGTCCCAGGTATACGGTTCCGCCGCCGCGCCTACGCACGACAGGGTGACATCATCCGCCTTTGGCGTGGCGACAAGCGCGGCGATGGCACTATAGACAGATGCAAACGCGGCACTAGCTCCTGAGAGGGCCTTGGTCGTGCCGTTTCCGCCAGAGCTGGCGGTGTTGACATAGTATGTGATCATTTTTGCCTCATATCAGAGACAATGCCTGTGTCACGAGTAGCTGTGTTGCCGTTGTCTGCGTGTACATCCCGGCAATCACCAACACCAGGTTGGCCGTCGTCGTTGACGGCCGGAAGTAGAGCGAGTTGCCGTTTGTCTCGGCCAGTGTTGGCGTGTACTTGTAGATACCGATGTTTGCGCCCGTGCTCGAGGTGACCAAGGCGAATGCACCAGCGCCCGCCGTGTGCTGTGCACCGTCCTTGCTGCACTGCATGGTCATGTTGGCCGAGTCGTCGGCCGTGGTGCTTTTGGAATTGGTCGTGGTATCCCACAACTCCAGGTATATCGGGACAACGGTGTTTTTTTCCATTTTGTCAAGCCCCTATGATCGGCGCGTTGAACTGAGGCCAGATGCGCTCTTTGATGCCCAAACCGGAAGGCCTGTACGCGAGCGTTGGGATGTACTGGCCAATCTGAACAGACCTCGCCGGGTCGGTGTCCACGATGCGGAAGTCGTGCGCGGCTGCGTTGACATAGCCGTCAGAGGTGAGGGTGGGGCCGGAGACAACTATTTGTACCTTGCCTGCACTGTAGTCTGACCCATTTGCCCTGAAAGTACAGGCAACCAAAATCACGCCGTATGTTACAGAGCTAATTCCCACTGCATTATTTGTAAATCTGCTGCCAATAACCAGAATAGATGGATAAGTGCACGCTAGCCCGGATGTCGTGCATCCATCAAAGACACAATTTGTAAACACAGCCTCGGCCAGCACTGCGACCCCAGTCACGCAGGCATGAAATACGCAGTCCGTGAAACTGCTGCTAGACGCATAGACATATCCTCCGACGTAGACGTTGATGAAGTCACACCGCACGCAGTGTGACCTGTAAAGGTAGGACAAAACGTAGTAGGGAGAGCCCGTTGATGTCATGTCGTGAAACTGACAATCGTAGAAAAACATATCATAGGACGCGGCAGAAGCGTTGTGCATGAACGTCGATGCAGTATTTCCTACTCCTGCGGCCTGGTATCCCTCACAGTTTAGCCAATAGACGCTATTGCAGGCCGTCTGTAGATAAAACGCAACGTATGCACCTTTGAATGATGTACAGGCAATATTCTCCCATGAAACCCACGCCATTGACGTTACTGTGAACATGTGATATGCCCCAAGATTCCCAGAGAAAACCACCCGTGTGCCATCCACAACCCCGGCAGTGTTACATCCGACATATCTCAACAGCGAACCAACAGACCCACTATTTGTGTTGAAATTGATTGTTCCCCCCAAAACGATACTTCCTCCCCCCGACTTGCGGATATAGAGGGGGCCAAGCGCAAGAGTCACCGCTGTCACAGCCGTCTGAAAATCGGTGTAGGCGTTCGCCCACGACGTTCCATCGTTGGCCCCGCCTACCGTGTCTGGGTCGTAGTACCGTGGCATGTCAATTCCGCTCCTGTATGTCCAGTATGCGCCAGTCGCCCGTGTACACCAGCGGCCCAGGCTTATGCCACCTGTCCACCCGCAGCGCCCCGCCTGCCGTGCTCCAGTGCGTCACGCTGTCAATCGTGCTCATCCCCATCAACTGCGACTGCACGGTAAGCACGTAGAGCGCGTGCGGGGCGGTCGCCGTAACCGTGTCACGTGGGTACTGCGCTGCCGGTGTGGCATCTGTGCCCAGCCACGGCGGTACGGTATCACACGGCGGCCGCTGTAGAGCTGATGGGCAGCACTGGCAGAGCAGGCACAGCAGAGCGGCGGCAACGGCCCAGCGGATCATGTGTTCCCCGTCATACGATTGTCCAGCCCGTGATATTGACATCGGTATAGCTCAGTCTCCACGTGCGCGATCCATCTGCGATTGTCGATGGCGCTGATCCGGTGTACAAAAACGTCAGCGTTCTCCCGCCCGTTTTCGCGATAGACGCAACCAACCCACCGGTGTATGTGATCGCGCCGTTGCGCGTCTTGATCAAATCCGTGATGGCGAGATCCGATCCCGTCGGCCAGAGCGAGCCCGTGGCCCCCTGCGATCCACCAGATCCCTGTAGTCCTGTAGCACCCTGTGCCCCTGCTGCGCCAGTAGCACCAGCAGAACCCGCCGCGCCGGTCGTGCCCTGACTGCCAGTGTTTCCCTGTGACCCGGTGGGCCCAGCGGTCCCCGTAGCCCCCTGACTGCCCGTGGCCCCCTGCGATCCAGTCTGTCCCTGGCTACCGGTGCTGCCTTGCGATCCGGTCATGCCCTGACCGCCCGTGGCCCCCTGAGATCCCGTGGTGCCCTGTGGGCCCGTCTGGCCGGCCACACCAGCCGCCCCCGTAGGGCCCGCTGCACCAGTAGCACCAGCCGCCCCCGTAGGGCCCGCTGCACCGGTGGGCCCAGCGGTACCCGTTGGCCCTACTGCGCCCGTTGGACCAGCCATGCCGGTAGCACCAGCAGATCCCGCCGCGCCGGCTGCACCCTGCGGCCCGGTGGGCCCCACATGCACACTGTCTGCTCCCGTCACGCCCCCGTAGCCGGTTGCCCCCGTCCAGTCAATCGGGTTTCTGATCATTATGATGATCTTGGGCGACGCCTGCGACACATCTGCCGACGGGCTTTCGTTGACAAATAATTCTATTCCCAGATACATTCCGTGTACCAACACGCCCAGCGGGAATGCGTTGGAATCGAATTGCCAGTCGATCCTATATCTTCCGCTCGACAGCAACTCAGATGTGTATACGAAACACGATGGATATAGCCCGTATAGATCAGGCTCAAGCCTCGCCCATCGCTCCTCTGTTGTTGTCGGCGGCGCCACCTGATAGATCGCGGCCGTCACCGTAGCCATATCTAGGGGCACCATAAATTCAAGCGAGCCAAACGCCATTTCGTCAGACGATATGCAGACTATGGGCAACTTCCCGTTGTCTGGGAATATCTGATTAAATATGACGTGGTGTATCGGATTAAACAGGTTCACGGTCGCACCCCAAGGTATCCGTAAATCATAGCCCCAACAAATGCCGTCACGAAGGCGATCAGCAAACCCCACGCTGTGCGGTACACTGTGGCAAGCCTGGTGTCTATTCTGTCAATGGCCTTGTCGTGCCTTGCCACGATCTGTTTTATTCCTTCGCTGTTCGGGTCGCCCGGATCGCCCTCAAGCAACCGTCGTATCTGTATGACCTCGGCGTGCGTCGAGTTGACAACCTGTGCCAGCCGTGTCAGCCAATCGGGGGTAAGGCCCTGTTGCCTTTGCTGGTTCATTGGTTGATCCATTTTTCGATAGAGCCGACGCGTGTCTTGAGCACGCAGATGTCCTGCTCGACGCAGTTCACGCGATGGTCAAGTTCTTCTAGTTTTACGGCGAGCATGTCGCGCACGCTTTTTATCATCTCGCGTGTGTCAACGCATACAACGTTGAGCGATTCCAGCCTTTGGCTGTCGCCAACCTGATGCGCGGCAAGATCCGCTTTCGTGGCGTGCTCACCTGTGGATTTTCCAAATAAGCTCATCGACAATTCTCCGTAGGCCATGGGGGGAGCGTGTCACACTGGCATGTACATGGCCGCGTGCATGCTGGGCAGCAGGACAGCAGAGTAGTCGCGAGGATTAGTGTTGCAAGCCACGCGTTCATGCTGCACCCGTCACAGTGTCAATCTGATTCTGCACAGCCACAATCAACTTGGGCATCACCCAGATGGTTGAGTCCGTGGCCGATATCTCTACCGAGTAGTAGTCACCATGCGCGGCTGGTATCTCGGCCGGGTCAAACTGCCACGCGATCTTCCAACGGCCCGTGCTGAGTTGCGTTGTCTGCATGACAAGACAGGGATCTTCCTGCGTGTAGAGGTCTGCCCCGATGCGCAAATACCGATCCTCGCTTGTCGTCGGGGGGCTCACCGCGTACACGGACCCGGCAACGGTCGGCGTTCCCATGTTGTCAATCTCTATCTCGATTGACCCAAATGCCATCCCATCACTCGGCACGCTCACCACCGGCAGCTTCCCGTTGTTCGGGAACACCTGATCAAACACGATGAAACGAATAGGCGAGAATGTGTTAGCCATTGTCAACCCACCTGCGTGACTGTTGGCGTTGTCGCTGCCGTGATAATCTGATAGCTCGACGGGATCATGTCTACTCCCGGCGATACACACGTCGCCGATATTGCCCCGTCATTGACACAGATTGCGATTAATTGACTCATGTAAAGCGCATCGCCAGGCTTGAGAGAACTAATCAGCGCCAGAATGTCAGACACCATTGATGCAGTGTCAAGGCCAGCCGGACCGATAACAGTCATGGCTATTGTCTGCGCCGAGATGGAGGCAGACAGCACGCGGAATAAACTGGCTGTCACCGGGCGCTGTTCGTCCACCGAAGCATAGGACAATAACCGCAGCGCCTCCATTCCGGTCGTGCCGATGTAGGTCATGTCCGTAGGCTGTATCACAACGTCAACCGACCCAACCCCCTGGGCGTTCGGGATCACGGTGGATGTCTTGACCCATAGACCAGTAGCGCTCGCGGCTCCCGTTGCGTTGTTGCCGACGCCGGTTGCGTAGATTGGGTTATCGTTTACGTCATACTGCGTCCAGTTGGACCAGTCGTATTTATTCCCACCTGCGGGCGGCTTGCGAATGCGGAGTAACACTCGATTTAGGTAGTCCTGGTCAGAGTCGCTAACTTGACGAGTAATACCAAACACCGTGCCCCAGTGGTTGAGCGCGGCCGTAGCAGCCGTATCCGGGAATGCCTGATTGGCGATCCAGTCCTGATACCTGTACAGGCCGTACAGCATAGACGCTATGCACGCGGATTTGATGTACACCATCGACCCCTGGCTAGTGTCCGGCGCCGGGTCCTGGTTCGCGTAGTCTGTCAAGATGTCTTCAAGCAGATCGTCGAAATCTTTCAGAAACGGATTGCTCATGTTACACCACCGAATACCAGTTTGTGTAGGATACTATCAGTCCATCGGGTTGCGTTGCTTGCACCCGGTAGTTTAGGCGGTTGCGATCGTTTTGGTCCCGCTCTGCTGTCACGTCAATATTCGTTGCGCGCCCACTTTGGAGTAGCGGCTTTAACGCAGCCGCAATGTATTGCTGTGCAAGGTTTGCCGTGTCGTCTGTCAACTTCTTCACCGTCAACAGCTTGTTACCGAGCGTTGGGGCCTGGAAAAAAGATCCAAGAGGAAGCGTGGTCAGTACCCAAATATCCGTAGTGATGTCCGTGGATTTGTCCCACGTCAATGCCGGATGTCCAGCAACCATTGTGATCTTGAAGTCCATACTACGCCGCCTGCGTCGTTGCTGTTGTACACGGGATAGTGCCGGGCGGCGGTCCAATCTGCACGGTTGGCGGCCCGCTTGTCCCACCACCAGACGGGCAGGTATGAAAATGTCCATTGTACGCGGCGATGATTCGTTCGTCAACGAGCTTCTGAAATGCCCCGCCGGACGGCCCGAGGCTGATGGTCCCAGAACTGGAAATCGCCACATTGCCGGAGCTGCCGCTGATCGTTATCGTTGCCTTTTGCCCGGTCACGATCACGTCACCATTCTGATTCAACAAAATGCTTGTATCTTGGTCGCTGTTGTAAATCTCAGTCTCGGACGCGTTGACAGATGGGCGATCATCGTGATCTTCGGCGACTACAGCTTGGTTGTTGCCATCGGATATCACGATCACCTCGCAGTCCTTCGGCGGCATGCTCGTAAAGCCGTAGTGCTGATACAGGGGAACAGTCATATGCTGATCTGCCATGCCCTCGACCGACACCGCCTTGTATTTGCGCCACAATAGCTGCGTTGCTGCTCTGTCAAGAAAAGCCCTTATCATGTGCATCATAAGGTAGCGCCTTCCCCTAGTTTGTACTGCTTGCCTTTGATCGTATCGTATTGCTGCGCGAACGGCTGTGTATCCTCTGCATACACAGACTGTGTGGCAGTGTAATCCGGTGTAGACACCAGAGCGCTGCTTGACAGCCTAGATTTCGTGTGACATTCCAGCCGCGTCTCGAACCCCTCAGTACGCGACCCGCGCATCTCAACGGCATATATCACCCACGTTCCCTTAAGGCCGGTCATGTCGTCGTCAATGTAAATATCCCGGTTTACATCGTAGGGCTCACTTTGCGCATGCCCATGAAACGTCAAGTTAAGAGCGAATAGTTTCCTCGACTCCGTCATGTTGGTGTTTCGCACCAGCTTCTCTCCGGAGTTGACCCACGATAGCCCCTGGCTCTCAAACAGCGTCACTGTGCGAAACCGCATCAGCCCCTTGAACGATGGGTCATAATACTCGATTTTCTTTCGTGCGTCAATCTTGCGATCCTTGAATGATAATGCCTCGCTCGCGTTGTCAATCGTCACCGGGGCTGACACCTGCCCCTGAATTTTTTTATATGCGTGATACGCTACCGCCGACTCGCTGTATTCAATCTCGCTTATGTTGTTGTTGGCTTTGTTGTCTCGTTTGTTGATGGCCTGAAACGCCAGCCGGCTGGAGTTCTCGCACAACAGCGTGTCGATTGTAATAACACCATTGGGCGTAGCGTAGATCACCAGCCCGAGTTGATTACACAATTTGCCGAGGAAATCAAACAGCGTTTGCCCAGGCTCAGCCGTCAGGTTGTAGATGCTTGACATTAGCGGCGCGGCTTGCTGTTGTGCGGCCGATGTTATGATTGGCATAACGGCGCTGTTGAGTTGCAGCGTCTTCCCGCCATAGTTCACCGACGAGTTGTTGCTGATGCAATCATTGATGATCGAGCTGAGCGGTTGCATCGAGTAGGTTTTCGACTTCAGAATGTAGTTGTCAACCCATAGCTGCACCACGTCGCGGCCGCTTATGCGGAAGGAGTGCCCGGACTTACTTGCCCTGCGATGCGTCGTGTCCAACCAACCGGTCTGCACCGGCTTCTTTCCAACCGTCACAATGTACTGTAACGGCTCATGGCATACGCTGACCAGGCGAAGCGGGTTGATCTCAGCCTCGAATGTCCCGCATCCCAGCAACACATCCTTTTTCAGGGTGTAGTCCTTGATCTCATCAAAGGCAATGCCGTTGATTTCGAGCGTCAGGCGATCATTTTGTCGGTCGTCCACGTCACACCACCGTGTACACGTCTACCGGCCCCTGGACAAATGTCGGACACGGGTAGGCTGGGTTTATCTTGACATACTGCTCGACCTGTTGATACGGCTGCCCTAGCTGCACACAGAGTACGTGCAACGGCATGCTGGGAACCTCGATGGTCCGCACCTGCTGCTTGCGCAGTTTGATTTCGTCAACGTGCCGCACGAGAGCGAGGGCAAGATCTTTTAGCGGTTGATTCGTCCTATCAATAGTCAATACAGCCTCGATAGCCTCTCGCACCTCATAGAGCGACCGTTCAATTTCGGTGCTGCTCATGATGTCTATCATGGCCGCTGGAGTGCCAACGCGCCGCCCATTTGCGTCAAAACTCGGGCTGGTCATGGTCCGCGCGAGCCTGGCCCTGTTGGACTCATCCGCAGCATAGCAAGACGATAGCATGGAGCCCATCTTGGCGGCACCGATAGCCGAGGCGTGCAGCGCGAAAAGGTCGGAATATGAACTTGACGTTATAGAGCCCACAAGTGACGACCAGGAAGCCGCGAATGACTGTACAAGCTGGAGCGGGGTTGATGTCGCGCTACTTACCAGCGCCTCGACGCGATCTGCCGCGTTTTGGATAGTCCCGATTATTTTGCTTGGGATGCTCCCGACGTAGTTGATTGCCGTTAGCACAGATAGCGCAGGCTGGGTTATCGTCGTGACGAAAGAGTCACACATAGAGCAAAACTCATCTGCCTCCTTGACAAACGCGCGCACCTTCGATGTGTAGGTTGTCACCTGGCTTGATATTGACTGCGCCGTATCGATTGCGCGCGTAGCCAGGTCCCCGAGGCCGCCATTCGACAGGCTTGACGAGAGGTCTGACAACTGGCCGTTGGCAACATTGGCGTACTGCTGGGCTCCGTAGGTTGCCATGTCGCGAGACGAAATCATGCTAGTATCGGTTTTTAGTCCGTCCTCGATAAACTCGACCTCAATCTCGACGTAGCTTTGGGTGTCGTTGTGCACGATGGTGACATTGTAAATCTTTCCTGTCAATGTGCCGTACTTTGGATGCACAAGCGTATGAGATACGAAGCTGTTCGTAATCTTGGCGAGGAATCCGTAGTGCTCACTGTAGTTTGGGCTGTGCTCAACGGTTGGGTCTTCGTGCGCCCCGAACCAGAAGGTCTTGAACCTAACTACTCGCGCGGCGTTGCCGAGCGCCTCGAGCAGCGCGCCGTCGGTGTTGATAAACTCGTGCTGGATCACATTTGACTTGACACTATCCCCAATGTCAAGAATGTTGATCGTCCAGTCGTCGAGTTGTGCCTTGAATGGACTAGGCATCAGTTGGGCGCTCCTGCGAACTCAAGTGCCGCATCTTTGATCGCCGACACAGGCGAGTTGACAAACTGTGCACCACGATTGACCTTGGTCACGGTTCTCGCTGGGGCGGCTTGCTGGCCGTCGATGTACACTTGCACATGTGTGTTGATCGCTTCCTTTGCGGCCTGTGCTGGCGAGCGTCCGAGCTGTAGCGGATGCACACCACGGTAAGCATCAATCGCCTTGTTCACATCCACCGGCCCCTTGTCGGCAGTTCCGTAGATGGCATTGGCCGTACCCTCTGCAAGATCCTTCCATGCATCGGCGAGCGCGCTAACCACCTTCACGCCAAGCGCAAGCGTCGTGAAAACTCCACTGAACACCTCGCCGATATTCTTGATGTCGTTCGGGTCCATACTCTTGATCTGCATCGCTATGTCACTCAGCGCCGGACTAAGTGCAGAAGCCGATATAGACAGAAACGCGTTTCTCACCGTCTGCCAGGCTGCGTTAAGGCTCTCAGTCTCAAGCGCCGCATCTTTTGTCAACTCGCCTGTGTCGTCGATCTTGGAGTTGATATCGTCAAGATGTTCTGACAGCTTCAGCATCGGTTCAAGCCCCGCCTTGCCGCCGAAAATACGGCTGAGCATCTGCCCAAACTTCTCGGGGGGCACGTTTTTCTTTAGGTCGGCAAGGATATCGGTGATGCTGCGCTCTGCCCCCTTCGAATAAACCTTAACACCAGCAGAGTTCAGGAATCGCACAGAGTTTGGAGTTGACAACCGTCGGATCGCCATTTGCATGGCTTGTGGCCCAACGACCATGGCGGCTACCATGTACTTTTTCAACAACTCGGGACTTGCATGCTCGCCATAAAACGTCTTCACCGTCTCGGCAAGCTCTGCCGCTTGTCCTGTGATCTCCTTCAGGTTCATCTGCGTTCCCGTGGACTTGCCAATGGCGTACAACCCGCCGACGAACTGTTGCAGGTTCTTCCCCGACAGCCCCCACTCGCGGTTCAACTTTCCCATAAACCCGCCGAACTCGTTTGCATCACCGCCCACGGCCTGGAACGCATGAGTCAGGAACTCCATGTTATCAGCGACGAACTTACTATTCTTCGAGGCGTTGAACATGGCTTGATTGAGATCAAGGATCTTGTCTGTCGCCACACCCGAGCGTATGCCGAGGTCCAACACGCTCTGCTTGTACTTTAGCGTTTCCTCGAGCGATAGCCCGGTAGTCTTCCGGTACTCTGTCACGGCAGTATCGAGGTCCGTTACTTGGGTGATTGCCTCTGCCAGCCCTACGCCAACGCCGAGCATACCCATAGCACCACCGAGTATGCCCATCCCAGGAACCTTCATCGACCCGACACCGGTGAACGTAGTCATTTCTCGCTTGAACTTTGTAAACTTGGCACCGAACCGAGCCTGTACACGCTCCGATGTCATTATGCTGTCGGTGATGCGGCGCACATCGCGCTCGATCATCTTCAGTTGACGGTCCGCGTTGCTCGCGTCCCCATTGACGCGGATTAGGATGTCTTTCCTAATCATTGACATTCTGATCCCCTACAGATTGCCTGTTTGGATTAGCTCGCTCGAATCCGATTGCACATGAGATTCTGTCAAGCCAGATGAGCTGTGCGAGAGTGCAATCGCAAGCTGACTTACCAAAGACGTGCACAGCTTTTTCAGCATACTCGTACTGTAGCTTGCCGAGAGCATCTCTGCGGCATTTTTTTTTACTTCTGTCAAGAACTTATCAAACTCATCTGCCGTCAGGTTCTCAGGGCTCGGAGCACAGTCGCGCTCGAATGCCAGGTACTCGTCTATCAACGCGCCCTTTTCCTCGCGCGTCACCGCCGCTCGAAACTCGCTGATCGTCTTCGCCACTGGCGCATTGACAGCCGGATCGCGCAGCGCACGATAGAGCGTCTGTGTAGCCTGCTCCTCTTCGTAGGTGCTGGCCGTAGCCAGGTTCACGTCTACGCCCGAAGTTTTGAAGTGGCGCTCGGTTGCGAACGCCGCCTCCTGGCGCTCCTGCAAGGACAGGATGCGCAGCGTGACAAGCTGGTCCGTACCCGGCCACTTGACGAGCCTCGTGTTTGCGGTGCCTAGTTTGATGCGTGACAACAGGCTCGATTCCGGCATATCTCCTCCGTCGTAGATGTCAACTCTGAGATTGCCCAGACCTGGCCCTGTGTCGGGTAGCCTGGAAGGGAGGGGCCGGGCGGGGTTATTCCCCGTCCCGGCTTTACAGCGTGTTACTCAGCCTCGCCGTTGCGCGTGGCTGCCATGAACGTGATCTTCTGCACGGGCTCGTTCTCGCCTTCGGTCGTCCACTCGCCAACGTCGATCACCTCGATGCCGCCATACTGGAGCGTGTCGCCGTTGTCGTAGGTCACAACAGCCGTAGACGAGTCGCCCACGACAAACGTATGCCAGTCAATCGGGCTCGCCTGGGGCTTTACATAGTCCAAAATGAAGCCATACCGGCGCGTGAGCAGCGCCGATCCCGTCGAGTGCATGAGGTGCACGGCCTTGGCCCGCACCACGGCGTTCTCCGTGAACCCTCTGAAGTCCGTGATGTTCTGGCCGTTGCACGCCACCTCAACGCGGATAATGTACTTCTTGCTCATTTGTCAATCTCTCCTCAGAAGAGTAGGTCTATCCTCTCAGCGATGACATGCAGCCCAGGCACCACGTAGGCCGGGATGCGCACATCGATTCGGTTCGGGTCTTGTGTGTCGCGCTCGACAATCACGCCTGCCTCATTCTCCTTGACGTTCTCCAGGATCTCCAACTGGTCAAGCTGATAGAGCACGTCGAGCACTTCGGCCCGCACGAGCACTGGGGAACGTGCCGAGAGCTTGCTATTCGGGAATCTGAGCGCCAGCCGCTGTCGCGTGGCCAGTCGCACGTAGTCCAGCGTGCGAATCGTAGTCAGGTCCAGCAGCGCAGGATCAACGATCCCGCT